ATACCATCGGTAAGTCCTTTTGCTATCTGTTCACCTGTGTTGACTTGTCTTTCAATGTGTGGGGGAGGGACTTTTTTAGTTTTTCGTTTAGGCTTTTTCTTCTGCCAAAACATCAAATATCAGCCTCCTTTTTGCTCATGTTTCTTTTCTCCTTTCGGTTAATAGAGAGCTGTTTCCTATAGCCTTAGGACATTAACTACTGGCAACAGCAGACACTCTCTATAACAGCTTAGTTCAGATCTTCATCATTCTCAGGGTTGAAGTTGACATCGTCATCCGGATCATGCATAACCTGACCTCTGCGAGCATGACGAGCCAGAATAGGATCGTCCTCGATACGCTGGAACACTTCCAGAGTCTTGATATACAAGGACTTACCACGATCACTTTCGTACTTATTTAGCACGACATTAACACGATCAATCCATGCATAGTCGATGCAGTCCACAGACTCTTCGTCCAGTTCAGTGACGCTGTCTTCAACAACAAGCAGAACCTTAGGAGGCCACTGCTTAGGTTCACCATTGCGGTTACGATAAGCCAGCTTGATGACTACATAATAAGTAGGAACGAAGTCCTCCTCATCACCTTCACGAGGCTTAGTCATCTTGACATTGAATCCCTCATCGATAAGCTGACGAGCCATAGCGATATCAGGAATTACTAGATTAGCCTTTCTCTCAGCACTACCGTACTTGTCACGATTGGGATCACCAGAGAAATTGGTGTTAAAGATAAAGCGAGTATTTTCGATAAACAGATTATTAGTTCTCATAATTAGAAGAATCTCCTTTCAAATTTTTGCGTTTATCACAGGGAAAAGGGCATAAGCTGCACTCTTTTTCACTCGGAATGCAGCTCTCACCCTTAGTTGGATCATATCGGACAAGGCTTACAATCCAGATGATTGCTATAGCAATGCCCAATAGCATGAGTATCATAAATATCACCTCACATCAAAAGGTGTAGGCTCATCTCCATGAGGTTCACCGGCTCCGAACCAAGGCGGAGTAGTATCAGATATAAACGGCTCATCAGCAATGAATCGTTCGAAGTCACCATAAGAAGACAGCGACTTAACGGCTTCGTCAACAAGACCATTGTAGTAACCACGATCGATGTCATCCTGCTTTCCAAGTTCTCTGACCATTTCAGACTCAAGCCAACGATAGCCCTTGGAACCGGTAGCGGCAGCATAACCTTTTTCTTTGGTCTTCTTATTCTCCGTTTCACGAAGCAAGATGCCACCACCACAGCCGGGCTTAATAGGACAGAACTGACCGACCTTTCCTACGAAGTGATAATCATGACCCTTTGCGATTTCTTTAATTAACGAGTCAAGTTCAGCATCACCGCTATTACCGCTAAGGTCCATAGTGACACCAAATTCCTTTGCCTTTTTTACAATGCGCTCCAAATCTTTTTCAAGTTCAGAAACATCAGGCAAATGCTCGTTTAAGTCAAGATACAAAGAAGAGGTTACAGATTTGGTTTCACACATATCCTCAAATTCAATCGGCTCTCTGCTAAAGAGCTTCTTGAACACATAAGGAACCTGGAACTGGGTGCCAGTAGCAGTCCATTCTCCAGCGTGTTTACCATCCTTATACTTCGCAATATAAACAGCATCGTTCACCAGACACATACGGTCGTATGTAGCCTCGTGTTCGAAGTTGTAGCCATAGAGCTTACCATACTCCATAACAAAGTCGATGATTTCAGGAGTAGCATCCGGAATCTTAATCGAGTCTGTCTTAATATGGGCAACAGTAAAGCCTCGCTTCTGGACCTCATGCTTGAGGTTAACCATAAACAAGGCTCCGCGTTTAGCTACAATATTGTCTTTATTACGAGGGTCTCTGAATGGATGTTCAAAGCTTGCTGATGTCAGACCATACACCGAGTTAATAGCAATTTTTAGTGCCTGTGCCAAATCAGCCGCAGCGGATTCGTCCGTCAGATACTTAGCCAATGCTCCATTCAGCATCTTTTTCGCTTTATCAAACTCTTTGTGTTTGATGGCGATACGAGCCTGAAGAATATCATTGAATCGCTTAGTGTATTCAGGTCCAAACAGATCTTCTGCAACAATGCTGCTCGGATGCATGGAAGCAATATCAAGCAAGGCAATGTTACTATACATACCCGGTTCGGCATAAACATAACCGCCTTCACCAACTTCTTCGCCACGATAAATAGATTTACCAGCATCGTAAGTATAACCAGGAAATACAGGTCGCTTGTTCTTATCAAACGCCGTATATTCGTCATAGTCATCTACACGGAACGGCAAGTCTGCATTCGGGTCAAAGATAGTGCTTTCGTCTCCCATAAAACGATAGTTGAACTGATCCTGCGGTTTTCTATTATTACCGAAGATGATCTTAGTAGTCAGAGAGTTAGTTGTGTCATTAACAGTCATGCCTGCAACATCAGCCAGAATCTGTCGTGCAGTGAAGTCTGCCTTACGAGCATTGAAAGTAGCCTCGGTAGCAATAACATCGTTATCACAATATTCGGCAACTTTAGTCCAAAGCTCTTCCGGAACAGGCTGATCCCATGGAAGTCCAAGCTCCTGATGGTGCAATCCCAATTCGATTTCAAACTTCTTCAGAGACTGCTTTTTACTGGAGAAGTCATAAACATCTGTATAGGAGACATTATAAGCTTCGCCAAAGAAACAGTTTCCATTTCCGTTAATAATCTTATTGGAAAGGTTAAAGAGCTGTTCATTGGAATATCCCATGAGTCGAGCATAGAGGATATGATTATCGTATCTGCGGCAGTTAAAGCCTACAAGACGGAACTGCATCAATTCCTCAATCTCAGCAGGTGTGGGGTTAATCATACGAACAACAGGCTTACCTTCACCTTCAATCTTCCAGTTGACGAGGAAGAGATTAGGGAAGACCTCCACATCATAAAAGACGAGTTTCGCATCATCGTTTTTTACCCCAGCAGACTGTTCAGCCGATTTGAACTGCATCTTATTGACCAGTTTGATACAGTAATCAGCTTGATGTGTGCTGCTTGCTGCAAATGCTAATACCGCATTACGCATATCAGTCACATCGTATTTAAGGTCGCTCGAATAAGCTTCCTCAAGAATTTTGTAAATGAAGTCGATACTTGGCTTAGTAGCCGGATGGTATTCCTTATTCAAATTGCGTTTGATTTGGGTTCTAAGACCTTTCTCGCTCTTCACTCCTTCGAAATTTACCATTTGTTTTTCTCCTTTCAGTGGTAAACCAGAGTTAATAGTAGCGATTGGCAAGTCATTACATTTAGTAAGCTTTCGTCTCAACGAGCTTTTTCCGGTGAAGACCTTGACCTCAATATGGTCATCATAGACTCGACTCAGTTTCGTCGGATCTCCGGAATAAATATAATGAAGATGGATGCCCTGCCCACTCTTACTAAGTTCAGCGTAAGTAGGAGGCCATTTACTTGCCTCTTTGAGATTCAGTTCAAAAGACTTATTGCCGTCTCTGTCTTGAATATCAAAGTCGATAACAATATGGTTTTCCGGGACTTTGACATAATGAATTCTCGAAGTTGTCATTTCACTCAGCTTTGTAGTAACCTCATCCCACTTTGAAGTAGGGGTTTCTTTTGCTGTAGCATACTGAGCCGGACAATCGGCACATTCACGGTCAAAGACTGATGCCTGCTTTAAGAATTCGATTTGTCTATGCTCTGGTTCTTGTTTTTCGGTGTTGTTGGGCTCTTCAAACTTTTCAGTTCTGAAACCAGAGTAATAGCTCCTAACACGAGTCCCATCTTCGAGATTGAATCTTTCTTTATACTCCCGGAAGTAGTTCTTAAGTTCTTCTTTGAAGATTCTCTGTGAGAATGGGAAAGTTACTTTCGCCTCATCGCAATAGGTTTTATACATCTCCCACGAGGCTTTGAGAGTTGTCCCGTCTTCTCGTTTGAAGACATGGTAAGAATCAATAATGAAGTTATAAAAATCATTAGATGCACCGAGCATTGTTACGGGAATATAATCATCGTACTTACCCGGATTTGACAGGTATACTTCTTGACAATGGTAAGCAATCGCACCAAGTTCAAAGTCAATCTGCTTTGTCACTGCCTTGTATTCCTTAGGCGCCAATTTATTGCCGGACGGAGATACATCAATCAATCGTCTGATAAGACCAGACTTTGCGTCCGTAATCTTTACCGGCTTATTAGTGCCCATAAACAAGAAACACTTAAAGCGACTAGCATAGGTAGACTTAAACTTTTCGTTTACCGTCATCAGCTCGTGAGAGACAAGGCTATTCAGTCTGGTATTATCCTCAATTCGTGACAGATCGCCATCGTGCTGGATGGCAACAAGAGGATTAGTCTTGAATGCCTCCAATGCAAACGAGTTACTTGAAGAGCCAAGAGCTTTCGCATCAAACACAGAATAGTAGCCTTCGAAGAGCTGCTGAATGATGTTCAGAACTGTTGATTTACCTGTACCCGCTGCACCATAAAGAACCATAAACTTCTGCAATTTCTTCGACTCACCACAGACGATAGAACCAATAGCCCATTCAATCTTTGCTCTTTCTTCTTCGGTGTAGAGCGTAGACATGAGCTTATCCCATGCGTCTATAGTCCCTTGTTCAAGAGGATACTTAAGTCGCTTGCTTGCATAGTCCTTTTTATTTGTAGGGGTATTAGAGAATATCAACTTCTCGTCCAACATATGGAACGAGTCTCTCATTTGCTTCTGACAGTATTTATGCCACGAATCAATCATTCCAGATTCGGAGTCCCACATATGCAGGACTTTGATGTTCGCGTCAAAATGCGAGCGATTTTCTTCCGCGTATCGATCAAGTTCTCGGTCAATAAGCTGGAGCGCATCTTGCTCGTCTGTAGACCATAAACCTCGGTCTTCCAGCCAAATGGCATAGAAGTCACCGCCTCGGATCATAAGATCAGAGCTTTTTTTAATGATAAACTTCGGATAGATTTCTATTACACCACGCTTCGTACTACGGGTTGAAATCATTAAAAAGTCGATCATTGAGGTTCATTAGTCTCCTTCCGTCTTTTTGAGCTCCTTGATCTCCTTTTTCAGGCTTTCCAAGTCGCGGTTAATGCTACGAATTTCCATCTCCTGAAGAATGAGATGAAGTGTCATGGTCATTCCCAAGAATGCAACACTGCGATTAAAGGAAGCCTGCTTTCTAAGCGACTTTGAAATCACTCGCAGGGTGGTCTCAGTGTCATTAAGACTACTGAAAATATAACGAATCATATCAGGCATTTTTCTTTTCTCCTTTCATCATTCCGGCGAGGAACTCATCGATAGTTTCGAACTTCCAAGAATCAGGCTCTATGAAAGTGAAAACAAATTCCTGCCCATCATTTTGGCGCACACGAATGCTGTTTCTACCGTTAGGAAAATACTCTTTTGTTTGAGCAGCACGGTCGGGCAAGCATTCAACATAGTGCCCGTAAACTTCACTGTGGATCATATTGGTAGTCCTCCTTACAGGATGCTGTCCAGATACCAGTTCATTTGATACCAAATCTCAGCAGATCTCATATCACTCTTGCAGCGTTCAACTGTGAATAAACCGCCTTCGCCATTTCGTTTGTACTTGCGGTTCATGAAACGAAATATCACTTCGTCCGTATACGCCGCATCGAATCGAGAATCACTCATAGTACCCAGACCAAGGTTTACAATCATGTTCCAAAACCATTGGCCCATGCGATCACCTGCGTCAGAGTCTTGCATAATATGCTCCTCGCAACGAAATGCCAGCGCAATCAGCATCTCTAAAACGCTACAAGGGCGATTGTCCAAATAACTGGCAATCATAGGACCCTCGTATTTATGTTCGTAACCGAAACGGTATCGAAGATCCATCCCATCTTCAGCTCTGTTACCATCCATCGGATGAGTATACTGGAAGTCAATCTGGTGCAGATGACTCAGCAGTTTCCGATAAGACAATCTTCGATTGTACCGTTCGTTACATACGAGCTGACACATCCATTCAAAATATTCGTTGTTCAGCTCTAATTCAGTCATTTAGTCCTCCATATCGTCGGGATCAATTCCAGCAACAGCAGCGAAGGTACGATTATCTCTACAGATTTCGTAATCGCATCTCCGACGGTCATTACGAATATGAACAGAATCCTCTTCATAATCACCGAAATGCTCTGCAAAGTCTTCACCAACGGTGTCTTCAATATTTTCTACGCGTTCGTCTTCGTCGTCCGCCAGAATTCCATCAGAGTAATAGGTCAAGCTAATAGTAGTGTAGCTTCCTACGCCATACTCCTCAGGAGGGATAACATAGGGTCTCTCAACCACAGTTTCATCCTCCTCGTCCTTTTTCTTAACGCCACTCTGCTCGCCAAGATCAGAATAGTTGGTATAACCCTGTTCCTGCAACTTAGCAGCATAGTTTACAAGATCCGGCTTGAGCTTAGCCAAGTCAGCCTTCTGCTTATCGGTTTTGTCCGAGTTCTCGTCAAAGTCCTTTTGGGTCTTCTTCAAGACATTGGGCTTGCGTTCAGCGAAAGCAGCTTTAACCGAATCGATTTCTTCCTGAGCAATCTGCTCGTAATATCTCTTGCAGTAAAACCATGCTCCAGCCGCACCAACGGTGGCACCGGCCAAGAACATAGCAAAGTTGATTTTACTCATCGTAGTCCTCCTCGATTTTAATAGTAATAACAGTTACGGCGAGACCTCCGAACAGCAACGCTGCGCTCAGAAGAATCCCGCCGATAATATGTCTTTTTCTCTTGCTATCAAGCATAGAATCAACAGCAGAAATGAAGTCATCTAAAATATCCATTTAATACTCCTTTCCACCAGTGAGAACAGCAATACCTCCTACAAGGCAGAGTCCAGCCATAGTGGAAAGAATGTAAGAAAACAAAGCTCTCATCATATGTTTCTCCTTTCATCAATCGTAACTTGAGAAATAGTGACAACACTCTTGAAACATTGGCTCTCCATACTTGCTGTAGTCACCAGCCGTGAAGAATACGCACTCATAATTTGTGCGATTCAAGAGTTCTTCTTGTACCAGTTCGACAATTTCAGGCATAATATAGCATCTTTCAATACGCCCATTCCACATGGAGCTGAACGCATTAGGATAGAATATCACATCATGCACTGTGTCAGGAAAATGAGGATCATCCATTCGATTCAGAATCGTATCAATGACGAGTCTCTTACCCAATTCAGTTTCGCCCTCGGCTTCAGCCATAGTGACTAAAGCAATAAGCTCAATTTCTTCTTGAGTAATTGGATAAGGCCATATTTCCTCAACCGGCTCACTGTAGTGAACCATTTCAAATGTGATTGGTTCGGATACAGCGGGCAGTGTAGAAGCTGTCACTTCAACGATGTCATCGTCCGTACGGATAGGTTCACCGATAATAGTGAGTAGCACCACAAAGCAAAATATAAAGCTAAAGAATCCGAATGCAATCCTCGGTAATGTACGCATAATTAGTTCTCCTTTATCTTAAAAATAACCACCTCCAGATATCAAAGTCTGAAGATGGTTTATTACATCTGACTCCAGATGTCACCTTCGACATTAAAGTCGAGCAGAAGAGCAGGCTCATGACGACCGTCTTCGGTCTCACGCTCTACTTCGATAATGCGGAAGTTGATATAACCGTCAGGACCATTCTTAGTCCAACCTACGATCTGACCAGCAGGAGTACGAGGAAGATCCAGATCATCGAGCACCTCGTTCAGATAAACATGACCACGAGCCTGGAGCTTATCGTTTGCATACTGCTGCTGAGCCTTCAGGAACATACGGTTGTAGTCCATATTGGTTTCGTAATTACGGCTCTTGTTGTCGAAGTAAACGGCATAATCACTCTGGAGATTAGGGTCAGTAACCATAACAGTCTTCTTGACCTTTTTCTGCTTGCCAGTCTCCGGATCAGTTTCGATTTCCTCGAACTTCTTCGCCTTGATGTTGTACTTCAGTTCCTTATCGACCTGCTCACCAAAGCGTTCGATGACACGACCACGATATTCCTTGTAGCTCTTATCGATTGCGGCATAAGCAGCACCAAGAGCAACATTACGCTTACGCAGAATATTGTTGGAAGCGAGAATACTTGTTACGGACAAAGAACCGAGAATCACAGCAGGAGCGTAAAGCTTCGCATACTTGATACCCGTCTGTACATAGGTAACAGCAAGTTCCTTCTGAGCATCTTCCTTGGTGTAAACCTCACCAGTAGGAGTAACACCATTCTTTTCAGCTTCGTGAATAGCGTCGATGTCTTCCTTAGCTTCAGCAGTAATCTTGCCTACCTTAGTAGTTGCCTTACAAGCAATAACGGCACTTGCAACAGCGCCAATAACACCAGCCACAACCAGAATCTCAGGGCTGTGCTTCTTAAGAGTCATAGTGGTCTTATTAACAACGCCACTAACGCTCTTCATGATTTCATTCTTATTTTTCATGGTTTGAATTCTCCTTTTTATTATTTGTTAGAATTGATTTCCGCACCGCAAGCAGCATAACCAGCCAAATCGACATAGCTGTCGTCCGTAGCCGTACCTGTTCTGATTCGTGCGATCTTGAGCAGTGCCATCATCATGGCAACATCGTTTGCAGTAAATTCAACGCCCTTATAGACGCTCCAAAAGCCAGCAATAGCGGTAAAGTTATCTTCGGGAGAACCGTATTCATTCTCCCGCTGACCGCATACACAAGCTTTTGCCTTATCCAGAGTCTCAGCTCTTGTCATCATTTTCATCCTCCTCATCAAGTGTATAAGGAATATAACTACGCTTACGTTCTTTAGCAACGACCTGGCATCCGCAAGCAGGGCAATCGAAAGCATCATACAGACGCTCTTCGTCATTAGATCCTAGTGCTACTGCAAAACCGGTTTTACCATTGTCACGAGCGATATAATGCTTCTCGATGATAGCATTAAATTTGGTACCACATACTTTACATTCAAGCATCTGAATTCTCCTTTCAGTTCAAAGGCACAACACGAGGGAGTTTGAGAATATAACCATCTCGAACTCTCACAGGCTGTGCACCATTGAGGTTTGTCCAACCATAACGGTTCATTGTGAAATTATCATTAGGAACACGAGCCAGATCATACAGATCAGCTACACTTACAGTGCCGTACTGATTGATAATATCGTGCATAGCATCAAGCACAGATTCTGCATCGCCACGAGTGTCAAAGACAATATCATCGTAGTCGATTCCGCTTCGTCTGTTTGAGCCAGAGCCTGCACGAACACGATCAGAGTTCTGGTCATAATAATTTCGATATGACACTTTCTGTGCTCCATTAGATCTCTTAGATCTACCGGCTTCGCCGTACAGAATCATATCGATACCTGTAGTAACAATGTCGGAAATAGCCTTTTTAACAGCAGGTACAATAACCTCCATCAAAATATAAGACTTAACATTGTTAGCATCTTCAGCGATAAAGACATCAGCGAATTTTTGCATTTCGCCTTTCTTTCTGGTTTTTGCAGTCCCGGTAATAACTGCTTCTACTTTTTTATCTGATTGAGCTTCCTGACGAGCCTTATCAGAATTAGATTTATATTCCTCCACGGGGTTTCTCCTTTCTTAAGCCGGAATAAGCTTGCCGGGCAATGTGATCTTGGTATTAGGCATCAAGCCATTTTCCTTTTTATAGCGATAAGCAAGATTACTTTTCGCCTTAGCTTCGGAAGGGGCGTATGTAGAAGCTTTCCAGCGATGCTGGACGCAATCTTCAAAACGCATAACGGGTCCATCATACCTGTATTCTCTCATGTGCTTAACCTCCAATCTTTTCAGGTAAAAAGATAAAAGGGAAAGCACCTTGTTACAGGCACTCTCCCTTATCCGAACCTTTCAAATTTCAGTTTTGTTTTAGTTTTCCTCAACCGCATCCACGACCTCAGAATCCGCGTACATCGCCTGCTCTTCAGCAGCCATCTTCTTCTGGTCGATCTTGGCCTTGATATTAGCCACTACCGGCTTTGCAACATACTTGTAGACAACATAGCCTACAACTACGCTCAAACCGATACCAGCGGCAATCTTTACGCCCTTGCTCATACCAGTGTTTTCGATAACCTCTTCAGTAGCCTCGATAACCTCGTTGTTCATGATGTTAGTGTTTTCCATTGTGAAATCTCCTTTCAAATATGTGAAATTACGGAAGTGTTCTTCCATTAAATAAGTTGTAAATTTCGCGCGGCAAATCACCTATAATCGTAAACTGGAGCTACTCTATAGTCCATTACGAGGCAAGGTGTGCCATTTGCGTCCAAATGAGACGAGAAATCGATCTCAATATAGCCTTTATCGATGTGCCAACCGAGATCATCGCCTAAAGTAGTGCCATCCAAACCGAGTTCGTAGTAAAAATCGTTCAAGCTGACATACATTTCATCACGCATCTGACGATTAAGGTCATTTACAATGCGAGTAATAGTATCTCTATCAGACTTGAAATATCTACCTGAAATGGCGTCATAGCAGATTGTATTACCTCCACGCTCGGTTAAAATAACCTCACGAACAGGATTCTTTATCATTTTTTCCTTAGCAACCTGCTCACGGATGCCCTGTTCTTTCTTTTCGCCGATCGTTTCTACCACTTTCTCCTGATACTCTTTGAGAGTAGTTTCGGAAAGGGTATAAGCAGTAGCAAGAGCCGCATTTCGACGCAGGTTTGTTGAACTCGCACCTACGAGACAAAGGACGGATGCTGTACCTACAATCGCAGATGGAATATAACAAGGCCATGCAGCCTTAACGGTTTCCATTTTGGTTAGTTCATCCGTATCAAGCTCTTCCTTTTTATCTTCGATAAGAACAAGGGCTTTAGGTGTCGCACGAACAGCCATAATGGTAGTAGTAATCATACCAGCAATACCAATGCCAGTAAGAATTTCAGGGCTATGCTTTTTCATAGCAGCCCTAGCGCTTTTAATGATGCTTGATAAATTGGGTTTAGCCATTTGTTTCTCCTTTCAGTGAATTAGCATTCGCCCACAAGGGGCGTCGATTTATTTAACCAACCAGAAAACCGGACGAACCCCGCCAGAGGTCGACGCGCCGCGGTAGTACGTAGTGCCATGGCCGTACACACGAGCGAAATCCGCCGCAGAATAATCCTTCTTAGTTGCATTTTGCAGCCAATACCACTCGTAGTCATCGTTATAGTCAGCTACACGATTCTTGCGCTTAGTCATGAGAGGAAGCTGCTCGTCATTGTCAGGCTTGATAGCTCGCTCATACCAGTCATCATGTCCAAACATCTGACCGTATGTAGGCAGCGTAAGATCCTGAATTCGTTCCTGCAATTCCTCAGGGAATGCGCTGAACAGAACAGTATCCATCCACTTCTTGAGCTTAGACTTAGCGTAACCGCCCTTATTAGTCCAGTCATTGTTCATAGGCTGCTCTGCAACACAGTCGTCAAACATGAACAGAACACCTTTGTCAGTGATTTTCTGAGCTGTTGCGGTAAATTCGCCAAACTCAGCCAGAGCAATAGTGATCTGATCGCCCATCTGAATCTGCTGAATGTCCTGTACTTCCAGTTCCTGCTTTCTAATTACGTTCATCATTGTTTTTTTTCTCCTTTCAAATTAAACAAATAACAGAATGATTTCTTCTGCTGTTTCGTAAGCCGTTCGAAATATAAATGTTCGTTGCTCGTCATCGCCGCTGTGATAAGCATAGTAATACATTTCGAACATGAAACTCTCGATAATATCAATAGGTGGATCAAGTGGACGATCCATGATACGCTCGATAATTTCTAATGCAGCCCATTGTTCATAGGACCTTTTCTTAAATTCGTATTTGTCCCAAGAAAAAGCAGGGCTAAAAAGATGTTCACGGATAAATTCCGTGACGAGTGTTACAGCTACATCGCACATAACCAATTATTGGACAAGAAGAAAGAGCCCTTGTTAGGACTCCTCTTCATCGTCTTCATTTTCGTTCAGTGCGGCAAGCTTTGCGTCGATACACTCGTTGATTCGTTCATCCATTTTCTTCTCGTTTACCCAATCGGTAAGCAATGTCATTGCTACACCTCCTACAGTTGCGACAAGACCAAGGATTTTAACCAATTTACTGTTATTCATAAAGCGAAACCTCCTTTTCGTTTTTCATAATGGGGAATGTATTTTTTGCGGACTTAGATATCTTCCATCCAGTCCGCTGTAGGCTCAAAAACCATATCGATAATATAAATCTCCATACCGTCTTCGAGTGTTACTCGTCGATGGTTGAAATCGATCCAGTAGATATCGCCGTTTACAGAAGACCAGCCAACAGCATCACCGAGTTCCGTCTTTTCAAGTCCCAAGAACTCGTAAAAGTCATTCAAAGGAATCGTACCTGCAAACATAAAATTACGATTCAAGTGATACTCTGCCTGAATAACTTTCTCAATGGTTGTCTCAAAGTATCGCTGAGAGAAACTGTCATAGAATGTGCGAATTACCTCAGGCTCCATACCCTCACCAAAGTCCAAAGACGAGTTAGTAAAGAATCCTGGTGTTGAAATAGAGACGTCCTTACACTTTTCGCTCATGATTGAGTCGACAATAGCGTTGTGGGTCTCTTCTCCATACAGTTCCTTCAGTTTGTCCTTATACTCCTTGTAGGAATTCTGGACGAGTGCATAGGCACTTGTGAGTGCTGCCTGCTGACGCCTATTCAAAGCGTTTGCACCCATAATGCAGGCGATTGTAGAAGCACCGATTGCAACAGCCGGAATATAACATTTCCATGCGGATGCAACAGCTTCTTGTTTGGTGTAGGCGTATGGATCACCGTCATGGTTTTTTCGGCTATCAGCGTGGATTTTAACCACAGCTTTTGGAGTAGCCTTAACCGCCACGACAGCAGTCACCACAACACCTACAGATGCTATACAAGATAGGGCTACAGGAGAATACTTCTTGATGTAAAGCCCCGACTTGTGCAGCACCGTTGAGATTGCTTGGTTCTTGCTCATGTTTCTTTTCTCCTTTCATGTTTTATTGCATAGCGTGCAAGAGGTCCAAAATATCAGAAGCCATATTACTGGCAGTCTGAAACATCTGGCGTGTTTTAGGGTTTACCCTTGAATATCGAGCCGTTGTCATCATGAATTCGTGTGTCAATTCACAGAATTCCTTTACAGACCCGTTCGTACGAGGGTAAATGTGTTCGGCGATATAATCTAAGAGCTCGTCGACAGCCCATTGCGAGTAACTCGCTTTTTTGAATTCATCGGACCACTTTCCAAACAACGGCGGGTACCATAGGTCCATTTGGTACATGTCGCAAAGAATAAGTCTAAGCTGTTCGATGCTCATGGTTTCTCCTTTCGTTAAAATAAAAAGTAAGAGAGACTGTATCGGACTCGAACCGATGACCTCCGCGGAAGTGTGGCGCTCTACCAACTGAGCTAACCCGTCTCTCATAAAGAGACTTGTAAATTTCGCGCGGCAAAAAGAAAAGAGCCGTTGTTAGCGGCTCTAATCCTTATAAACCAATACTCGCAAGAATTTTCATGAGTTCTTCCTTACTGAGTTCGGCATCTACATCCAAGTGGACATGTGTTTTTCCATCGGTGACTGTAGCATTAACCTCATTAAGCTTGAGTTCTACATCGTACCCAAGTTTCTTTCGGATTACCATACTCACCAACTTAGAAATAATGCCCGTAGTGAATTTAGATCCAATCTTCATTTCGTCCATGCTCCTTTAGCTCCTTTCAAGTTGTTTCTATAAAGGACAATGTAATTTTGGCGAAAAAGAAAAGAGCCGTTGTTAGCGGCCCCAATCTCAGTAAATCCAATTCTCTTTTGCAAAGAACAGCGGAATTGCAAACATGGCCATAAATACCAATGCCGTAGCATCATTCTCTAACGGTATTCCTACATAACCGCAAGCCAATAACACAATAGCAGATAGTTTGTTTTTCCAAGTTTTCATATTCGTATCTCCCTTCAAATTTCTTTGGTTTTTCATAAAGGGCGATGCGATTTTTGCGGTTAAATATTACGCCTGTCAAATACTGTTTCCCAGCGTTCTCGCTTGATAGGTTTCATCTTGAGTGCCCACATTATTTGCCTGACAGTTACAGTAGGGTAGAGTCCGTCCGTACAAGCTCCGGCACGATTATTGAAGTATTCTTTGAAATCTGGATGTAAATATAAAGCATCAGTAATCCAAGGATCAACCTCGCTCCACCATGTACTTTTTGTATCTTGGTCAAAACGCTGCTGAATCACAGCAAGTCCCTTATCTTCAATTAAATATAAAGTACAGCTATCATACACAGGATGCTCACAGACATATCTGGTGCCATACATTGAGAGATAGATTGCGGGTTTGTCGAAATGATAACGCATATATACCACCTATAAAAAAGAAAAGAGAAAGAGCCCTCGTCAGGACTCCTTCCCCTTGCTAATAATCTTATTTAGTTTTCGCAGATATCTTCTTTAGACGGATACAGGGCTTCATATGCCTCGTCATTCTCAAATCCATAATGTTCCAAATCTACGGAATGACCGCATACGGGACAGATCAATACTTCTTCCCATTCGTCCTCAAATTCCATGAGGGTCCCGCATTCACTACAAACATACCGTCCTGTAAGTAAAGCGTCTCTCTGCGCATCGTTAAAAAAGCTCATTGCAAATTACCTCCTTGATGATTGTGTGGCACTTTAAGTATACTCACCACTACTAATTTATCAAGAGATAAAAAGCACTTTTACATCTCTCACAATAGAGATTGTAATTTTCGCAGGGTAAAAACGAAGAGACCATGCGTTTAACACGATCTCTCCGCTTAGGAACCGGCCTATTACTTAGTCGGTTTGAATCGACTGAATAAACCTCTGAATGTCTGAGAAGTATAAGTTCCGTCTTTCTCAAACTTAAAGCCTCTATTCATCCAGACGCCATAGAACATCAGCGGCAATATCAATTCAGCGGCAGCAATACCGAGTCTGAAGTAACGATCCTTAACAGCTTCGTCCATCTGATTACGCTTGATGTCGATTTCCGTGTTACGGGATTCCTCTTTCTCATAGTAATCCATGGAAGATTTGTCTTCTTCGATCTTCAGCTTGTACAGCTTAGCCAAACTTTCCACTGCTGCGGAATGTTGCTGACTTCCAGCTTCGAGAGAACTCAAGTTTTCAATTTCGGCCTTGATTTCTTCCTCCAACAATTCTTTAATTTCTTCGCCCATATTCGTTTTCTCCTTTCGTTATATTCTGGGTTCCATAAAAGGAAGTGTTATTTGTGCGGAATAAAATCTTCAGCTCGTACTTTCAGCACAACAAACTTCTTTTTAAGAATCGTACTTACGCTCTTCGTCAGCTCCAAAAAGAGATAAGGATCATCTTCCGGAATAGATTGATCGACTCGCAGGCTGCCTACACTAAAAGCACTAAACACAAGACAAGTAACAACTGCTCCGATAACGATGCCTATAGCAATACCAACTACGATTTCCATAAGTGGACCTCCTTTCTAAAATGTTTTTCAAAAATTTCAACCCGGGAATTTTTCCAAATACAAATTTAACATTATTTTTGGTCACCTTCGTCCGGATTTTAATCTAGGTTAGAAATATAAAAAGAAAGAGCCCGTGTTAAGGACTCCTTCTCCAAAATATAACTTGTTTTTTCTGCGAACCTATTTACGCTCATTACTAAGTAACCAAAAGAATCGTCTGTACAATTCGTAGTAAGTATCCTTACAACAAGGAATATCAGTTCTCGCTTTAAGATGATCGTAAGAGATACCTTCAGTAATTGCCTTGAGAATATAACAGGCAAGGTGCTCGTCAGTTTCTTTCGCTACTCGCTCAATCAAGCCCATACGATCTGCATAGTACAGACGCTCCTCAAGATGCTTTGTAACAGGGTCAGTAAATGCATTGGTTTTTGCTGGTGGAACTGGCTGCGGCCATCCGCTTGGATAACTTATTAAAGAATTGTACTTACGCCTCCATATAGGATACTGAAGACAGAAGTGCTTAAGCTCGTAATAACGATGCTTGTCTATCCAATAGCAATTCTTAGGCGATAACTCTGGTCTAATTGTTGTACTCATACTCGCTCGCCCCTCCATATAAAGCCTGTTTCCTCCCACAAGAGTTTGGGCGAAATATAAAAGTTGATGCGTCCGTACTTGGAGTTCATTTCTTCGATTTTGGTGACTAATTTACCGTTTCTTGTGGCTTTGCCGATAGGTAACCATCCAGATACTATACCGGCTCTTATCCAGGATGCGTCCTTTCCGTAAACTCGTGCTGCTACAGCTACAGGTACAGATCCTGCTGCAAATGTTATTTCATTCATTGGCTGTTGCCTCCTTTCAACCGCTATTCTAGGTTAGAAACGGCTTCCAGTAAAAACAACCTCGGTGGAAAGAGGCGCCAACGAAACATAGTCATCTCGCATGGATAATCTTCAAAGCCCAGAGTTTCACAAGTAATCAAACCCTCGATAACTCCAATGATGATGTCAGCTTCGTATTGTTTAAAGGGAAATATAAAGTCAGGCAATTCTCGGTGCATGGACCCACATTGCTTGCATCGAAAACGCCTGATGTTCACTTTAGTCTTCCGACCGTATTTCGTCCTTACAATTCTTTTGACGCTATCGTAGTATTTAAGTTCACCACCACACTTAGGGCAGGTTGATTCGTTATTACTAATCATATTTCATCTCTTTTCGCTTAATTAAAAAAGTTGGTGTAGGAGTTGACAATTCCTACATAATGATATATGATTACTAATAGCAAATCAATAGGAAGGTGATAAACAATGCTTATGAAATGTCCCGAATGTGAATTACAGGTAAGTGATAAAGCTATAACCTGTCCGCATTGTGGTTTTCCATTGCAGCCAAATATAAAACCGAGAAAACCTCGAAATAAGAACAATAAACGCCGTAGACTACCAAATGGTTTCGGACAGATCAGCGAGATTAAGAATAGGAATCTTCGTAATCCTTTCAGAGCCATGGTTAGCGTGGGTAAGGACGCGAACGGACGACCTATTTGTAAACCGCTTAAACCGGAGTCGTATTTTCCTACCTACAATGACGCTTACGCTGCACTCGTAGAATATAACAAGAATCCGTATGATTTGGAGCCGTCTATCACAGTCAAAGAGCTGTATGATAAATGGTTGCCGGAATACGAGCAAACTGTAAAGAGTACCAGAGCGATTGAATCGGCATGGTCTTATTGTACGGCTGTATACGATATGCGAGTTAAAGACTTAAGAGCTCGTCATGTGAAAGGTTGTATGGAAGAAGGTACTTCAACCTACAGAGGTGAAACTCGTACACCAACTGCATCGATGAAGAACCAGATCAAGTCATTGTTTAACATGATGCTGGACTACGCACTCGAATATGAACTTGTAGATCGCAATTATTCTCGCACATTCAATCTCAGTGATGAAACAATAAAAGAGATTGTGACAGTCAAGCAGGAGCACATACCTTTTACCGATGAAGAGATGGACTTGCTTTGGCAGCATGTAGATGATAAAATGATGGTTGATGTCTTACTCGTTCAATGTTACTCGGGTTGGCGTCCACAAGAAATTGGTTTGCTTGAATTAAAAGATGTAGACTTAGAAAACTGGACCTTTAGCGGTGGCATGAAGACTGATGCAGGTACTGGAAGAGTTGTACCTATTCATTCTCGTATAAGACATCTTGTTGAGCGTAAATATAAAGAAGCACAGGAACTTGGTAGTATATACTTGTTCAACTATGTAAATCCGAATGCTCGACTCAAGAGTACGGCTTTAACTTACGCTCGTTATCAAAAGTGTTTTGGAATGATTAGAGATGAGTTGAAACTTAATCCAGATCATAGACCTCACGATGGTCGTAAACACTTTGTTACGATGGCTAAGAAATATAAACTTGACGAGTATGCTATCAAGTACATGGTAGGTCATAAGATCTCAGATATCACCGAAAAGGTCTATACACAGCGAGAATTCGAGTGGCTGAAGACCGAAATGGAAAAAATAAGATAGCTTGTATTATAAAAGAAAAAGCCTCCTCAAAGAAGGAGCATCCGAAGACACTCCCGCAGTGAAGAGGCTTTCTTATTTTGTAGGAATATAGGTGTAGAAGTAGTATAGAAATAATGCACGAGTTACCTACATTTCTCTACTTGTAACTACTTCTTGTTACCTCGAAAAGCCTGTAATTAAAGGGTTTTAACAGCAGGCAACTTGAGGTATGTTTCTATAATAGAAGCAAAATATCCCGTATTTACAGGCTTTTTTAGCCAAAGTGTAGGAATAATGCAGAAGTAATCTACATTTTATTGCTTCTAATGTCATCGAATAGCATATACGACTTTGCCAATCACAGTGTCACCGTTACTGTCTTCGATGGTTGCGCCGTCAGAGTCTTCTACATTCTTATAGATGCAGTATTCGTCGGCCAACACATCAAAACGGTTTTGCAACTCTGAAAATTTCTGGTCAGTATATGCCTTTGACTGTTGAGCGACCACCTTCATTCCTTCAAGAGATACCATCTTGTTGTCAGCCATTCGATTTATGCTCCTTTGAAAGAATTAGGGAGGGATATTTCACCCTCCCGTGTTAGGTCGAAGAATCTGCTTAAGCACCGAATACTTCAGTGCACATAGCCGTCACTTCGTCGTTAGTGGCAACCAGACCATCAACATAGTCCTTAGCGTTCTGCTCAGCAGCATCCCAAGCAGCGACCTTCTCAGCGGTAATACCGTCCAGAACAGTCTTGTTGGAGTGGCTGTGGTTACCCTCAGCAGCGGCGTTAACCTTCTCCTTCAGAGCAGAAGACAGGTTGTCCTCACCAACTTCATCCAGCTCGGCCAGGGCGCCAGTAGGCACCTTGATGTCGACAGCCTTGTCAGTAACAGTCTGCTCAACACCGTTAACCTTGATCTTTTCGATCACGTTAACCTGAGCACCCTCGGCAATACCTGCCAGCTTAGTGCCCTCAGCGTTAGTCATCAGACGAGAACCGTCAACCTTGTCGACCTTCTTAGCCAGCTCAGCGTTGACATCAGCAGTCTTAGCATAGTCTGCGATGCCCAGAGCAGCGATCATAGCCTCAACATAAGCTACAACAGTAGCGTACTCGCTGTCGCCGCCAATACCTGCCAGGATAGCGTCCAGACGAGTGATGTCGTTGGCCATCTTAGTGGCACCAGTAGTGTCACTCATAATCCAGTCGGCAATCTCCTTCAGAGTGTCGTAGTTAGCGTCAGCACCAGCGACGATCTTAGCGACCTCTTCAGCAGAGATAGCACGAACAGACTTGCCGGTATCCTCACCGACCAGAGTAGTAACGACAGAGCCGTCAGCCTTGCCGTCGATCAGAGCCTTCAGCGCAGCAGCCAGATCGTCATAAGCGACCTCGCTCTTGCCTGCCAGACTGCCCAGTCCATCGATCTGACCGTCGATGTAAGTCTTAGCTGCCTGAAGAGCAACCTTCAACTGTTCCAGGGTTGTGATCTTAATAGTATCTGCCATAATACATTCCTCCTTGGAATAAAATATATTTGCCACAGCGTTTTGGCGCTGCTGTGACCGATAAGAAAGTTACGCCCTAATTTAGGGCAAAAAAATTAGCCGAAAATATCCGTAAGGACATCTTCAAGCTCTTCGTCAGTAGCGATATCGTCTTCGTCGTAGACAGGAGTATCCTCAGTCTCAGGCATATCAGCTTCACCTCCGAATACATCATCAATAAGGTTGTCGATATCCTCGTCCGTAGCCATAGACGAACCAGGAGGCATCGTACCACCTTGAGATGGCTCAACTACAATGTCATGTGTGAGCAGTTTACCCGCTGTTGCTAATACAATTTGTTCCTCTCCCGGAATAATGGTGTATTCACCTTCATATTCATCGTGAGAGCAAAGTGTATACGGCGGAATAGAAAGTTTACCTTTTAAGGTAGGCACAGGTACAATTTGACCTTTTACAGACCCGATAGCACAGTAACTACCCATGCTTAATCAACCTCTTCAGTAAGCTTAAAGACCGCTTTCGCAACGATGGTGTCAACTCGACCGTCAGCACGAGTAAGCTGAATATCATAGACATACTTGCCAAAATTCAGTCTCTTCGTGTCTTCAGGCTGAAGAACCAACATCATTGTGGATATAGGAATATCCTTGACAATCAACGGCGCGGCATCGCTGTAATTTTCCTTCAATGCAAATCGGAGAGTATCTCCTTCGCAAGGAGTAAACTGGATACCGTCTTTGGTTGCAGCTGAGACCAGAGCCTCGAAAGTATCACCTCGGGTCAAAGTGATAGTTGTACCGGTAACGTTGTAACTCATATGATCTCACCTCCGTTAGATCTTCTTCATTCAACGATCCTCCTTATTTTTCTGTATAAGTAGATTTGTGAATGGGTAATTTGTTAACTTCGGTCATGATTCTTTTAGCGGAGCCATTACCACCAAGCTTCTCGTAAGGCTTGTACAAGTATTCATACAGATTCTCGTACTCGTCTTGTGTGATATAGCCTCGCTCAATGTACTGCATACCGAGGTACACAATACGATCATGAGCCAGTCCAATGAGCATTTGTGTTTCTACATTTGTTTGCTTGTTTTCAGCAGCCTTACGTTCGGCTCTCTTCTGAAGAAATGCCCAAAATCCAGAAGAAGCCAGAACAGCACAAATGATTGTGACTACTGATTGAATCCAGGGTTCCATGGGTTTTACCTCCTTTATAAACATTTTTTGGCGTTGTCAGTTATAATCATCTTCTTGTTGAGAATGGTGATAGACTTATCGAACAATTCCTCGTAAAGCGTGATTAAATTGACTCGTTGCTGCTTAGAAAGGAGTTTGTAGAAACTTCCCATCCAGCCCTTAAACGCATTTTCCACGTTTTCATATGGTATCTCGCCATTTTGAACTTTAATGGCAAGCTTCTTCAATTTTCTTCTCAACGCCGTTACTCGCTCAGGATTGATACGCTTTATGACCTTGCCCGAGCTAGTCAAAGAATATTTAATTTGCAGATACTTGTATGTACTGCTTATCTTGACGATTCTGGTTTTCTTGTCATTGATATGGATTCCTAATTCGGTTGCAATCGCTCGAATATTCTCCAAGAGATCAAGCAGTTCCTCCTTAGACGGTGACATAATGTACCAGTCATCCATATAACGCCCATAGTATTTTTGGCCTCTAACATACTTGATGTAGGTGTCAATTCTATGAGGGTAATAGATACCAATGATTTATGCTAACTGGTCGCCAACATTGATGGATTTCTCCATAATCTTTTCGCCGGTACGAAATTCCTTGGGTATCAAACGATACTCCAATTTATTGAATGTGTCAGTCATGCAAGTCGCATATTCTTCATCGGACATATAGGACACATCAATCTTGAAACCGTCGAATATCAGTGTTAATAACCAGTCTATGAATTCATCATCGTCAAACAACTTGAGAAGTTCTCGCTTGGCAATTTCGTGAATGATGTTGTCATAGAACTTCGTAAAATCGCCGAACAAGATATAACCGTTATTTCCATGCTCGGCATAATACTTGTGTAGATGTACTTCGAATCGTTTACGAGAGTGAGAAATTCCTCGACCTTTAATCGAGGCTCCGTTATCATAAATGATTTTTCTCTTTACGGCTGGAAGAAGCACCTCGTCACACAAGACATGACGAACAATACGGTCTTTTGTTTTATAACTTGTGATAGGTCTTACTCGGCCTCTTTCGGACAGAGTGAACTCGTCGACCGGACTATTTTGAAGAGTTCGATTAACAAGATCTTCTTGTATGGAAAGGATATATCTCAAGAAATTCATCATAAATTTCTGAGTTGACTCTTTCCATTTGCTGCCCTTTACAGAAGCTTTGTAAGCCCTATACAAGTTATTGGCATCACAAACGATTTCTTCATAAGTCATAACCTATTCACCGTTCTAGCAATACTTACCGTAGTAAATTACATTTGGCTTTGTTATTTATCCTTGCGGAACGGACAACATCTCCTTCTCTGTTGGTTAATCAGAGAATCCGGACGAACCCCGTTAGAGTTCGACGCGTTGTTGTAGTTCGTATTGCCATTGTTGTTCACATTAGCGAAATTCGCCGCAGACAGCGCATAATCAGATGTTGCCCTGTAAATGTGACTTAATCTTGTTATCGCGTTGACGCCATTTCTTTATCAAATCGATTTCTCGATCGATAGCTTTTACATACCTGCCGTAAAGATTGATATCAACATCAAAAATCTCTACAACACGCTGAAGCTCCTTGATAAGCTGCTCGCAATTAACAATCGCATTGTTCTGATACTCACGACGACGCTCATACTCGGCCATAGAAGTGGGATACAGAGAATTTGCAGCCCTAACATTGCTTGTAAGCTGAGAAGCCAGTTGGTCAACTCTGCTTTTGAAGTTGTGCATCAGATAACGGTGCTTAGCATATTCGTCCTCTTCAACACTATAAGCAAAGCGAGTTCTTACAAATTGCTCTATATCCCTAACTCCGAAATTCCTCTGTATTAAGTCAATAAGCATATCATGCAGCTCAACAGAATGGATTATCGCCTCGAATTTGGATTCAGTTCGTTTGCTTACTAATACACTCATTAGTAAGCCTGTCCGGTGATCTCCGTATACTCTTCTTCGGTGATCCATCCCATTACGACAGCATTACGAACGCGTGTCTCATTCCACATGCCCATGTCGTACCAACGCTTTACTTTGTTGTAATTCTTGCTATGTTCCATGGTGATCCTCCTTCTTACAGTTCTACGCCAGCCATCATTGCAACATACTCAATGTCAGACTGCATTTTGATCTGAGCGAGTTCCTTTTCGGAAATATCTCTGAGTACGAACCAATATTCACCAGCGGCATTCTTAGTAACCTGAACGAGTTCCATGTTTTCATGAATCTCATCGGTTTCGCCATCATTGATGATGACAGGAGAACAATTACCGTCGAAAACTGCGGCATCAACCGGAGACAGAGAGATGAAGTTGTTACCATTCATCTTCAGCCCATCGATCACAGTATCATCGGCAAGTGTTACTTTATAGATCTTTTCATCCATAACGGAATCCTCACTTTCTTTGAATTGAATTATGTCTGGAAATTAAACCGAGGGGCACAAGGCCCCCAGATTATGCTTAACCAACAGCGAAAACCGGACGAACCCCGCCAGAGTCCGACGCGCGGAGGTAGCCCGCACTGCCATAGTCGTGCACACGAGCGAAATGCGCCGCAGACACGACATCTCTCAGCCAGAACCACTGACGGTTGTGAATGAACTTAGGTACCAGCTTGAACAGAGCAAGCTGAGACTTGTTGATGGTGTATCTCGTAGGAATAAAGCTACCGTCGCCAGCAGGAGCAAAGACATGGCTGCCATACATCATGATTTCGTTAGGCAGCTCAACCGTAGAGTCATACCAAGCACCGGCAGACGGATAACCGTTCGTAACGGCATTAGTCAGATACTCGCGGTGAGTCAGAACCATATCGCCAAAAGCACTGGTAATCGTGGTCTTAGCCTGTTCCAGATTAGTGGTATACATCAGAGAGCCAACATAACCGCCATCAGTAATGTTAGTTTCATTCATCTGTGCAGTATACAGATTAGTATCAGGCATAATTACCAGATGAGGAGTAGTGAAATCAGTATCGCCACAACGCAGCCAATAGTTGATATCAACGATTCTCCAGTTAACACCACCGATAGTCCAGTAGTCACCCACATACAGATCATCGAAGGTGCCAGCCTTAATAGCTGCCTTCTGTGCAGCAGTGACGGAAGAACCCAGGCTCTTTCCTCTGAAGATGTTACGATGCATTTCAGGAGCCAGTTCGCCCTTGATTACATCCATAAGGTTGTCAGCAGGCAAAATATTGAGCAATGCCTGTGCCAGATCGGATGCCAAAATACCCTTCGTGCCATCAGCGCCATCAAGAATGAACACATTTTCATTGACAAGCGAAGTTACTTTGCCATAGTCTGTGATTTTCATAGAATTTATCCTCCTTTTATTTTGTTACAAAGATTACTTGAGTCTCAATGTTATCCCCGTTACTGTCCTGAATGGTATCTGCATCGGAATCAAGCAGGTTATGATAAACCTTAAATTCCGTAGCCAAAATACCAAAGTTCTCTTCCAGTTTGAGGACTCTTTGAGCAAGATTAGCAGCTACATCG